ACTGCCTTGTGGGCTGGCAATACTACCAAACTTTTCACGGGCTTCACCTAGCATCAATTTAGCAGTGGCCAGACTGTAGTCTTTTAACCACTGTCCTGCATATTGATCTTGCAGTAGATTAAAATCCGGACGATAATTATACATCCAAACTAACACTTCCTCTTCACCACGGGGGCGTTGCATTATGGTCAATTTCTTAGTAGTTGGATTAAATGTAAAATTGATATCAGTACCAAACATTTTACCAACTTGCTTTTGATAACTGGCAAACGCATAATATGTTGCTAGACCGCCCATGTTAGTACTGGTCAACAAATAGGTGTTAGAGTATGCTAGATTAAACGGCTCAAATAAACTGCCGCCGTCACCACCACCTGTTCTACTACCTATGCTACGACGGAATAATTGTCGTACACCTGTTACTTCCTTGGGCAAGATGTAATCATTTACATCAGTTTGAAGCGTGATAAATCCAAAACTTTCCTCGCTGGCATTGCTACTGCGTTGTCTAAATTTACTTAGGGCACGATCTATTGCCGTATTGTAATGAATAGGGTCTAATTCTACATCAACCATGCCAGAACCTAACATGGCGTTTACATAGTCAATAACTTTTTGGCGTTCGTTTTCAGTTTCGGTCATATGAATATTTATGCCATAAATACAAGACTATGCCAAGACTTTCACTGTACCGCCCGGAAAAGGGCAATGACTATCGCTTTTTAGATCGTATTATCAACGAAGAATTTCAAGTGGGTGGAACAGATGTCTATGTACACCGGTACATGGGGCCTGTTAATCCTGCAGAGGGAGAAAGCACCCCTAGTACTCCTAATAATACCAATGATATTCCGGAACTAGGAATACAAGATTTAATATTCATGGAGAACAGAGATCGTCACTACGATCCCGATGTCTATGTTATGCGTGGAATTTATACCATGCAGGACTTGGATTTTAATCTAAGTCAGTTTGGTCTATTTTTACAAAACGACAATATTTTTATCATGTTCCACTTAAAAAATACAGTGGATACATTAACTCGTAAAATCATGCCGGGAGATGTCATTGAATTGCCTCACTTAAAAGATGAATACGCATTGGACAACAGTTTAGTGGCATTGAAACGATTCTATGTTGTGCAGGATGTTAGTCGTCCTGCCGCAGGTTATAGTCAAACTTGGTATCCGCACTTGTTACGTGCCAAGTGTGTACCCTTAATTGACAGTCAAGAATTCAAAGAAATACTAGACAGTGATGCAGGTGCAGGTGATAACAGTACATTGCGTGATCTATTAAGTACCTATCAACAAAGCATTGATATTAATAACCAAATCATTGCACAGGCAGAAGCAGACGCTCCTAGCAGCGGTTATGATACTACTAACTTATTTGTTATTCCTATGAGAGATGATGGCACAGTAGATGTTGCTGATGCCAGTATGAATGACGAAGATGCCAGTATTGATAACATAGCACTTGATGCCAGTGTGGTATTACATAGTCCTAACAGAGACTTATATGTAGGGTATCTAACAGATGATGGCACACCACCTAATGGCAAACCTTATACGTTCGGTGTTACGTTTGCCACCAATCCAGTGTTTGGTCAATATCATCTAAGAACAGATTATATGCCCAATAGATTGTTTAGATACGACGGCAGGCATTGGATTAAATTTGAAGACAATGTTCGTATGTCGTTGAATAACTTTGGCAGTGAAGATGTTGCCAATGGACCAAATGCAGGTAAGACAGTACGTCAAACATTGAAAACTAGTTTCATCAACAATACAAATACCGCAACCATTGCCGGCGAAGTGGTAAAAGAACGTCAAGCATTGAGCAAAGCATTGAAACCTAAGGCGGATAATTAATATGGCAGATCATTTTTACGACGGTCAAGTACGAAGATATCTAACTCAATTTATGCGAGTTATGAGTAACTTCAGTTACAAGGACGCCAAAGGTAGACTCACACAGATTCCTGTACGCTATGGTGATATGAATAGACAGGTTGCCAGTCTGTTGAAGAAGAACAGTGAGAATACTATTCCCAGTGCGCCGTTTATTGCTTGTTATATCAAAGACATGCAGTTTGATCGTCCACGTATACAAGATCCGTCATTTGTCAGCACAGTTAATATTCGTGAACGTGCCTATGATGAAAATGGTCAAGAATATTTAAATGTACAGGGTGCAAATTATAGTGTAGAACGCATCATGCCTACACCTTATTTGGTTACCTTTACCGCAGATATCTGGACCACTAATACAGATCAGAAATTTCAAATATGGGAACAAATAGCAGTGTTGTTTAATCCCAGTTTAGAATTACAGACCACAGACAACTATATCGACTGGACTAGTTTAAGTGTGCTCAACATTGAAAGTCAAATATGGAGTAGTCGATCAGTGCCACAGGGCGTTGAACAAGATATTGACATATTGAATATGACATTTTCTGCACCTATATGGATCACACCTCCTGCCAAGGTTAAGAAATTAGGAATTATCACTAAGATTATTTCTAATGTATTTTCTGTAGAAAAAGGCACAGTGAATTCGTCATACTCGGACCCCTATGCTGTGGAAGTATTTGGCACACCTGACAGCACAGTAACAGTTACTCCGGGTAATTATGAATTATTGGTAATGAATAATGTTGCCAAACTAATTCCCACTACCAGCCAAGGTGACATGATCGACACTTCTGATCCTGGAAACACCACATCGTGGCTGAGATTGTTAGATCTATATCCCGGAAAATTCCGTGCTAATCTAAGTCAAATAAGATTAACCAAACCCGATGGCAATGAAATTGTTGCCTACATTAGTTTAGATCCATTAGATGACAGTAAAATGGCATTGAGTATTGACAGTGATACTGTGCCCAGTAATACCATCATTTCAGGTAGAGGCACAGTAGATGCTATTATCAATCCTGAAACATTCAATCCGTCTAGCAAAACCAGCGGAACTAGATACCTAATATTAGAAAACATCAACAGCACTGACACTGATGGTCCCAGTGCTTGGTTGCAAGGTAATGGCGATGGTTTTGTTGCCACAGCCAATGACATCATAGAGTGGGATGGCACTGAGTGGTCTGTGGTCTTCAATTCTGCAGCCGCTACAGAAGTCACTTACATAACTAATGCATATACCGGCATACAATACAAGTGGGATTTAGAATCCTGGAGTAAAAGTTTTGAAGGTATTTACAACAACGGTGCATGGCGTCTAATTCTCTAAATCAAATTGTTTGCAGTGGCGGAATCTTTCTAGCCAAAGATACTCGCAGGTTTTTATTTTTACTAAGAGCACAGGGTAAAACAGCAGAAACTTGGGGACTTGTCGGAGGAAAGAAAGAACCAACAGATGTCACTGTGGTAGATGCACTACGTAGAGAAATACAAGAAGAAGTGGGTAAAACACCTGCAATAAAAAAAATAGTTCCACTAGAACTGTTTACCAGCAATGACCAAAACTTTCAATATAACACCTACGTGTTGATAGTTGACAAAGAATTCATTCCTACACTCAATGAAGAACACCATGGCTATGCATGGTGTGGCTACGATCATTGGCCCAAGCCCTTACATCAGGGTGTGAAAAATAGCCTTAGTAATAAATCTATCAAGGCTAAATTAGAAATACTTTTAGAGTTGTTATAGTAGGTCTGGGCCAAATGCCCACGTACCTAAATGACGCATTTCCATGCTGAGGTGAGTATCAATCTTAACTGTGTGACCTTGTTGTGCCATTTTTTGACAGAAGATCATATCCTCACCTAGATGATCATTGCTTTCAGGTGTCCACCCAAATTCAAACCAGGGTTGAGCAATCTCACTTAATACACTGGTCTTAACCAACATACATCCCATGCCCACACCTTCCACAGCAACAAGATCATCTTGTGGTTCAAATAGTAGAGGATTTTGCCAGTCACCTATAGTTTCGTAGGCTACACCTTTGGCAGGAAGTTGTCGGCGAATATAATTTGCAGCCACAACAGACTCGTTGTGTGCCATTAGCCTCATTGCAGTGGTTGCAGGAAATACCATGTCACTGTCTAGCCATAGCATATATTCTGCACCAATGTTCTGTGCTTCCATGGCCAGTCTTTCTCTCTGCGTGAGTAACACAGTACTTGCATCATAGAC